GAGGGTCTGGAAATGCACGACCGCGTGGCCTTGCAGCAGCGGTTGCCCAAGAAAGAGAACATGCAGCACGTCACGCCGCGGTTCTACGAGGAAATGGTGAAGACCGATCAGGTTGACCAGAATGGTCTTCCCGTGTTTCGCACCATCGAATACGTGGAAATCATGATTGCGGGCGATCGGGGCAATGCGCCCGTGAAGCGCGTGACCGACGCGATCAAGCAGCAATACGCAGACGCCTATGCCCGGTGGAAGGCCACCAAGGTGAACCCCGACATGATAGGCGATGGCGTGCCTCTTACGCTCTGGCCTGTTATCCCGCGGGAGATGGCAAAGGCGCTGGAGTACATCAACGTATTCACAGTTCAGCAGCTTGCAAGCCTGTCCGATGAGGCCATCAGCAAGCCTGGGGCGATTGGCCTTCGCGACATGCGCGAGAAGGCGAGGGCATTCATCGAGAGCGCCAAGAGCGCGGCCCCAATCGCAAAGCTTGAGATCGAGAACAAGGATCTGCGCAACCGCATTTCCATGCTGGAGGGCCAGCTTCAACAACTCATCGCCGGCCCGAAGGACAAGGGCGATGCAAAGACTTTCAAGAAGGAGTAACCCATGACTCGCATTCGCTCACTCATGTCTGCCGGCACGCCGGCTCTTACGGCGCAGGCTACTGTTGGCCTCACGCAGTCCACCACCATTGCTGGTTCTTCCGCGACGGACGCGCGCCAGGTCACGCAGAGCAATACCCTGTTCACGGGTGGCACGGGTGGCGCAATCCTGCCCGCTTCGGACTCAGGCGACTCGTTCCGGCTGATCAACACAAGCGGAGCGACGGCAACGATCTATCCGCCTACGGGTGCCACCATCAACGGAACCACCTCGGTTTCGATGAGCAACAACACGTCAGCGACTGTTGTCTTCATCAGCCCGACGGTCTGTCACAGCATCCCGCGCACGCCATCGTAGAGGGGTATTTCCCATGGACATGAAGCCATCCGCCGTGGCTGCGGGAAGGGTAGGCCAGTACAGGCCAAAGGGAATGAAGCCGTATCCGTTGCAGGGCCGGGGCACATTGCAGGACTTGCCCCGTTCGGTTGTCAGGCCCATCCCGCCGGCCTATCGGGACGGGTTGGGCAAGCCCATCCGCCCCGGACAGCGCGACACGGTCCGCGATGACCTGATGAAGGCCATCAGCAAATCAAAGCAGACCGGCGTGAATGCAATGCGGGGGCGTGGCTATTAATGTCACTGCTGACCATCGTCAACCGCGCGCAGGCCATGCTGAACCTGCCTGTAACATCGACGGTCTACAGCAACACGGGCGAGACGCAGAGACAGCTTCTCGCCTTGTGCAACATGGCCGGCGATGTGTTGATGCGGGAGCATGACTGGCAGGCCTTGGTGACGGAGCAATCCTTCACCACGGTTGCAACCGAGCAGCAGACGGGTCACACGATACCCTCTGATCTTGACCGGGTCATATCCGAGACACTGTGGAACAGGTCCACGACTGATCCCGTTTTCGGCCCCCTGACGGCGCAGAGCTGGCAGGCGCAGAAGGCGGATGTGGTTTCAACGGTATGGTCACAATACAGGATCAGGGGCAATTCCTTCTGGTTCCTGCCGGCGCCTGCGGCCGGGCAGAGTATCTACTATGAATACGTAAGCAATAAATGGTGCCAGTCTGCGGGCGGCACGGCACAGAGCGCTTGGGCGGCTGACTCTGACACGGGAAGGCTTTCCGAGCATCTTCTGACCCTCGCGCTGGCCTGGCGCTGGATGGAAGCCAAGGGTCTGGACTACTCGCAGCGTTATGAAGAGTACGAGCGCGAGAAGGGCAAGATCATCGCGCGCGATGGGACACGCAAGAAGCTCAATGTGACGGGCCCCACCCTTCAGGGGCTTGGACGTGGGCGCATACCGGAAGGATCGTGGAACTGATGCAAGGGAACTCCATTCGCTCAGACATTGAGAGGGCGGCAGCGACAGTTGACGCTTCCGGCCAACGCTCGGTGCCAATGCCCCGTCAAAAGCCTCGTGAAGAGGATAGCTACAACCCAAACTGGACGGACCAACAGGCAATGCAGCATGCAAGGACATTGTATGAGCGGGGTCGTCGCGCTGGAGAGACCGGGGAAGGCGAGACAGAGGTTGTTGATTTCATCCGCAAGTGGGGTGACACACCTTATGGGTCGCACATGACGCGCGGGTATCAAGAGGGAAAGAGCCGTAGGCCACGAACAACGCCAAGGCCCTCCATGCCAGGGATCCGCCGTCCTTACGATGACATCCCGCGCTAGGAAGACAGTCCATGCCCTGGAAGCCAACAGACCGGAGCCGCACAGATCAGGTAAGGCAGTTCTATGCCCAGCGTCCTGATCTGCAGCAGATGTTTTCGGATCCGGCCGCACGCGAGGATCTGGCGCGACGGATGCGTGAGGCAGGGTTTGAAATTACGTCTGATGAGTTGACGGATCCAGAAATCCTTGCGGAGCTTGGCTCCGTGGATGATCGTGAACTTGAGCAACTGTTTCCATTCACGCAGGACAGCATTGCCGATCGGCGGAGGTCATACTACCGACAAAATCCGGATCAGGATCCGCAATCGACGACCTCGAGGGTCATGGAGTTTTTCGGGCTTGATGAGCCTTATTATGATGACTCCCGCTCTTACGATTACGCTCAGAAGAAATTCCAGAACAACGGCAATCCGGACATGAGCTGGTTTCTGCAGCCAACAGAGGCGCAGGAGCAGGTTATGACGGGATCCATGCCGAGCGTGTATGGCGCGGAAGATGATCGCACTGGTTCGGAGATGGCCCAAGGGGCAATCCTCGGGGCCTTGAATTGGCCGCTTTTTGGAGCAGAGGAAGAGGTTGTCGCCGGGGTGGATGCCTTGGGCGAGGGAAAGTCCTATGACAAGGCTCTGGACGAGTCCCGCCGTGTAAAAGACCGCCATAACCTGCACACGCCGCTCTGGTCACAGGTTCCGGAGTGGGTTGCGAGTGCCGGTCTTGCCTTGCCAGTGTTTGCGGCGGGCCAAGGGGCGGCTGCGAGGGGGCTCTCCAGCGCTCGGCAAGCGGCAGGGTTCACGCCAAAGGCAACGTCTCCGACTGGACAGGTTCTTGAGGAGGTGGCGACCGTTTCCCCGGTGGCTGCAGCCGATGCAAGCCTCTACCAGCTCGGGGAGGCGGATGGGGATCTCTTCCAGAGAGCGGAGCAGTTTGATCCCTATTGGACGGCAAGCGTTGCAGCCTTCCCTGCTTTTCTCGGTGCCGCGGACCTCACAAAGAATTTGGTTTCTGGAGGCTATCGCAAGGGTAAGGAGCTGTTCAGGCGGATAACTGGCTCATCCGACAAAGCCAAGAAGGCGCCCAAAAAGTCCAGAAGCCTTGATGCAAAGGCCCTTCAAGATAGGGACCGGATGCCAATGGATGCCCCTGGCATAGCTCCACGCCCGATTATAGCGCCAAGGCTTGCCCCTGCCAGGCCACCGCGGGAAATCCCCCTTCGCCCAATGTCTCCAACAAACAGTGACGGCACGGTGCGTGGTGACATTAACCGCGCGTTGAGTGGCAAGGGGCGCAGGCGCTGATGTTGCAAGTTCGTGGCCGGCGGATCAACAGGGGGCCTGCGGCTGTTGAAAGGCCATTGCCCACACCGGTGGGCGGTTGGAACGCGCGCGATCCGCTGGAGAGCATGAAGCCTTATGATGCCGTAATTCTCGAAAACTGGTTTCCTCGGCAGAGCGATGTGACGGTCAGGGGTGGCTATACCCTTCACTGCAATACGGGTGAGGGGGCCAATAGTGTCCAGACCCTTGCTGAATGGAAGGCTGCGACCAGCCGACGCCTGATTGCGGGTATCAACGGCAAGCTCTTGAACGTCTCCACGTCAACGCCTTCCACGCTTGGAACCGGCTTCTCCAACAACAGGTGGAAGTGGGTAAACTTTGCGGAGCGATTGTTTCTTGTAAACGGAACGGACGCGCCCCAGGACTATAACGGGAGCAGCCTATCGGCTACGGCATGGACGGGTTCCGGCCTTACCATCACCAATCTTTCGGATGTGACTGTATTCAAAGAGCGGCTTTTCTTCATTGAAAAGAACACGCTCAACTTCTGGTACGCGGGCCTGCAATCAATTACGGGTACGTTGACCAAGTTCCCGCTGCAATACACGGGAAGCTTTGGCGGCACGCTCCAGCAGATCGGGACCATCACAACGGACGGCGGAGAGGGGAGGGATGATCTCATTGCCTTCTTCCTGTCGTCTGGAGAAGTTATCATTTATCAGGGTTCAGATCCGGGAAATGCCAATTCGTGGAGCCGGATCGGTACATTCTTCCTTGGGCCGCCCATTACGGGGTCAAATCTTCAAAGGTTCGGTTCTGATCTCATAGCCATGACCGATGGCGCTTACACACCTCTGACCAAGGTGTTGGCTTTTGGCAGGACTCAGCCTTCATCGCTGGACCTCTCGGACAAGATAAGCCTTGCAGTGTCTGAAGCCATGCGGCTTTACCGGGACAATGCAGGGTGGCAGGTTATCTTCTACCCTCGCGGCCGAATGCTGATCTTCAATGTACCGCGATCGACAGCGCAATTTGACCAGCACGTGATGAACACCGACACGCAGAGCTGGTGCAAGTTCACGGGATGGAATTTCCCTGTTTTTGCTCTGTTCGGGAACGACCTGTACGCCGGCGGAACCGATGGGCGGGTTTACAAGTGCAATGACGGGTTTTCCGATAACGGAACAGCAATCGTAGCGGACGCCCAGACTGCGTGGAATTACTTCGGGTCTTCGGATCGGCTCAAGAACTTCACCATGGCGCGGATTATCTTCGGCGCTGTGAGTGATCCAGGCGCGCTTGTATCGATCGGCACTGATTTTGACATTTCCGTTCCGACTTCAACCGTTTCAACATCAGCTGTGACAACGGGCGGGGTATGGGACGTTGCAATATGGGACTTGGACACATGGGGCGGAGCCACGCAGGCAATAAGGGGATGGCAAGGGGTGAACGGGTTGGGCTACTCAGCTTCGATGAGATTGCGCGTCTCGTTGACCAGCCAAGGCGTAAGCTGGAGGTCATCGGCGATGGTCATGAAGCCCGCAGGTCTGGTTTAAGGTTTGTATTTGACGAGGACCAGGATGTTGCCGATTTCGTGATCGGCCAGCTGCCACATCCGATCACCATTGACGAGTTCGGCCGGTTCACAACCATTGGCATTGCGGGACCATCAGGAGCCCTTATTGCCGGCGCGATCTACCACCGCTGGCGCAAGTTTGATTGCGAGTTGACATTTGCAGCCTCAAGCCCGCGGTGGTGCCGAAGGGGGATTGTGAGCGCTCTGTTCCATTATCCGTTCGTACAACAGGGCTTGGAGCGAATGACCTTGATCATTGGCGAAAACAATCCGAGGGCGCTGAAGTTGAACTTGGGCCTTGGGTTCAAGGTAGAGGGTCGCGTGCGCAAAGCATACGATGGAAAGAATGACGCGTTCGTTCTCGGGATGATGCGTGATGAGTGCAGGTGGATAAAGGAAGATCATAATGGCTGACAAGAAGACGGAAGCGGAACTTGAAATGGAAGACGACGCTGGTCCAGAAGAGGACACGCGTGACATCTTCGATAAGGCGCTGGATTGGGCGCCCTACGTTGGCGGGTTGGTTGGAACTATTGCAGGGCTCCGATGGAATATCAAACGAATGCGATCAATTGATAAGCGCTCCAAGGCTGCTCACAAGAGATGGGATCAATTGCGAGCAAAAAACCAGATCAGGGGTCTCACTCCAGAGGAGGGGATAAAAATGTATCAAGCCGAAAAAGAAATGGCGCGCATTGATACAGAGCTTGGTGCAGATCTGGGTCAAAGGATTCTTTTTAACGCGCCGATTGGGATCACGCTTGGAAACACTGCGGGAGGTTTTGCTCGAGACACGTTGCAGAAGAAGCCAAAGCCCCCCGGGAAGCGAAAAAAGTAGGGCTGTTTTGGTGACAGGTTAGAGGCCGCAAAATGGACGAGAACGAGCAGGAAGAAGACAACCGGGATGTGTTTGAAAAGGCCCTTGATTATCTAAGTCCCGTTGCTCTCGGATATGCCTTTATTGGCGCTTATGTTGGAACCAAGATCGGTGGAAAGCTTGGAAATCTTGCATCTCCCAGAAAGCCAAAACTTGTCAAAAAGCGTGGTCGCCGCGCTCAAATGAAGCCAGAAGATTTCGACGGCAGGCTCCGTAACCGTGTCAAGGGCAGGTTGATCGGAGGCTCCATTGGCGGCGCATATGGTCTGGGCGCCGGCAACAACATTCGTGCCGAGCAATTGGAAGACTGGCGCAAGTAGCCAACAACAAACAACCTGAAAGAAACGGGAGACTTACATGGGAAAGGGTGGCGGAGGCAGCGCGCCAGCGGCGCCGGATCCGATCAAGACAAGCCAGGCGCAGGCGGATGCCTACATCAAGGCTGCAAAGCAAAGCTCAATCCTGAACAACCTTGCGCAGTTCACGCCTTACGGAAACATCACTTTCGACAAGGATGGAGAGGGCGTTCCGATTGCGCAGCGCGTGTCTTTGTCGCCGGCGCAGCAGGCGGCGTTTGATGCGCAGACCCAGCTTCAGGGTACGCTATCAAACGCAGCCGCGCAGCTTGCAGGATCCGTTCCCACCGGCCCGTTTGGTCTGCCAACAAATCTCCCCGGGTACACAACGGGCCTCGACCTGGAGGGCGCCCCTGACTACATGCGTGGGCTTAACCTCTCCAATGTCCCCAACGCACCCGGAACGGGTGATTTCTCTGCAGACAGGAACACTTACGAGCAGGCGATGTTCAATCGCGGCATGAGCCTGATGCGTCCGGAGTTTGACCAGCAAGCGAGGGATACACGGCAGATGCTGGCAGACCGTGGCCTCCCCATCACGGGCGAGGCATACAACACGGAGATGGACCGGCTCGGGAGGTCTCAGGGCGAGCAGATGGGCCGGATTGCGGCGGATGCTCTTGCTGCCGGCGCGCAAGAGCAATCGAGGATGTACGGCCTCGGTACGGACGCAAGGCAGAGGGCGATTGCGGAGCAGCTCCAGCAGGGCCAGATTTCTCAGCAGGCGCGGCAGGGCATCATCTCGGAAGAGCTGCAGAACGCGCAACTTGCGCAGCAGGCACGCCAAGCGATGACGAATGAGGCACTGTTGCAGTACAACGCACCGGCGCAGGGGGTTGCTACTCTTCTCGGTGCTTCACCGCGAACCCCGACTGTTCAGGGCGGAAACATCTACCAGCAGGGTGTTCAGGCTCCGGACGTTCAGGGGAACATCTGGAACTCGTATAATTCCCAGCTTCAGGCCTACAACCAGCGCCAGCAGAACAACAATTCCATGTGGTCCGGCATTGGCTCGATTGTTGGGAGCATTGCAAGGATCCCTGGCATTTTCTCTGATCGCAACATGAAGCAGAACATCCGTCCGGCGGATACGATCCTGAACCGGATGGAGAAGATCCCGATCAAGTCATGGCAATACAAGGCGGGCGCCGTTCCCGGTGACAATGGCGCGCGGCATGTTGGGCCCATGGCTCAGGACTTCAAGGGCTTCTTTGGCCTTGGAGACGGGCGATCCATTCCCGTCGTTGATGCGGTCGGCATCAACATGGCCGCAACACAGCAACTTGCACGCAAGGTAAAGCGCATGGAGGCGCGGAGATAAATGCCCAAGATCTCAGGCTCTTATCACGGGATCACGGCGCAGCCTCAGTTTCAGAC